GTGGTGCAGTTTATGCTCCATATGTACCATTGATCATGACACCTCTAGTGTACGATCCAAATACCTTCACACCACGTAAAGGTATCATGACTCGTTACGCTAAGAAGATGATCCGTCCTGAGTACTATGGTAAGGTATATGTATCTGACCTTCAGGTAGCTCAAGCTAGCTAATAACTTAGACTAGTTTAAAAATAAAGACCGGCCCCGTAAGGCCGGTTTTTTATTGTATCTATATCAATAAGTTATAGTCTCACTATCTCTAGATTTTATTTAAGGAGCCTAACTATTTATATCAAATGAAGTGTGCATGGTTGACTCAATAGTTACAAAAAAGAAAAAACTCAAGAATCCTATCAAATTTCAGGTTACGCTCAATGAAGAGCAGAAATTAGCTAAAGCAACGATTCTCAGGAACAAGATAACAGTTCTGAGAGGAGGTGCCGGATCGGGTAAATCGATGGTAGCCGCACAAGCAGCCCTAGATTTACTATTTACTAGACAGGTCGAGAAGGTTATTCTAACAAGACCTGCCGTAACTGCTGGTGAAGAGTTAGGTTTTATGCCTGGAGATAAGGACGCAAAACTCGCTCCCTACACGGCAGCCATATACGATAACATGTATAGGCTCTACAGTAAGGAGAAGATCGATAAAGAGATTATAGAAGGGAGAATTGAGGTAATTCCGGTGGCGTTTATGAGGGGTAGAAACCTAACAAACTGCTGTGTAGTAGTAGATGAGGGACAGAATATAACGCATCGACAAATGGAGTTGATACTTGGAAGAATATGTGAAGGAAGTAAAATGGTTGTCTGTGGAGATGTTGCTCAAATTGACTTAAAAGATAAAAAACTATCAGGTTTTAATTTTATATGTAACAACTTGACAAGTGTTCCTGGTTTTGAAGTAGTAACATTAAAGACTAATCACCGTGATCCGATTGTAGAGGATATCTTAAAAATTTACATCGATCATAGAGACTAAAAAACATGGCAAACCCTATTATTTACGACGGATCACCAGGGCCAATATCAGGTAGTACACCATTTGGCTTTTACGATAACGATCCGGAATATCAGAACGACGGTCCAAAAGTTGCTAACTACTGTGCACGAAAATTAGGCTACCCAGTACTAGATGTCGAACTTGACGATCTCAACATTTACGCATGTTTTGAAGAGGCAGTATCAATCTATGCTGAAGAGCTTTATCAACTTAAGATAAAAGATAACTACCTAACTCTTGAAGGACAGCCTACTGCTTCACTTTTAAATAACACTGTAGTATCTCCTAACTTAACCAACATGGTTAACATAGCAGAAACCTACGGACAGGTAGCAGGAGTGGGAGGATTTGTAAGTTGGAAAAGCGGTTCTTTAGATCTTCTACCTGGACAGCAAAACTATAACGTGTATGATTGGGCTGTTGCATCACAGAGCATGGATCCAGGAGATAGAATTATCATTCAGAGAATAATGTACCAAGCTCCTCCTGCTATTTACGGGTACGGGTATGGCGCCTACTACCCACAGCTTGGAGGATCGGGTGCATGGCCTGGCGATTGGGGCGGATATGGCGGTATGGGATATGGAGGAAATAATAGTGTAACTTACTACCCTGTATTTTGGGATATTCAGAGAATTCAAGAGCTAGAAATGTCAAACGACGTACGTCTACCTGAATGGTCTTTTGAATTGATCGGTACTAACTTGAGAATAACACCTGTACCTTTAGGAGGCAACTATGGAGGTTACAGACAGTGTGTATCTATCCAGTATGCATTCCAGTCAGACTTAATGTCCCTTACTGAAAACAGTCCATACGGTAGTAATCAGGGGCTAGTAGCAAATCCTGCATTAGCACCATACGGCCTTATTACCTACTCAGATATCAATCAACCAGGTAAGCAATGGATCAAGGAGTATACTGCTGCCCTAACATCTGAATTATTAGGCTTGATACGTGGAAAATACCAGACTGTTTTGATTCCCGGTGCTGAAGCTACACTCAACTACAACGACTTAATCACACGCGGTAAAGAGATGCAAGTGGCTTTGCGTGAAAAATTGAGGACTGATCTTGAGGATATGTCTAGACAAAAGCAACTTGAAAGAAAACAGTCAGAGAACAATTCTTTGAGTGATACATTGAATAATATACCGTTGATGGTTTATATAGGATAACTATGGCATTATTTGGAACAGTCAGAGATGCAAATATGCAATTTGGTGTAGCAGCCGAATTTGTAAATAACGTAGTCACCCAGCAAATAGGGTATTATAAGGTAGTTCTCCCTGCAACTCCGCCAAATATGTATGGTGAAGCATTCGTCAAGCAGTATATAGGGCCAGTACTCTTGAACTGTTTGATAGTGAGAGGAGACTTTACAACTGTTACTGATAATAATTTTGGTCCTGATAGTAGACGAGAAGTAGATTTCCGCTTTTTAAAACCAGATCTTGAAGCAGCTAACGTAGTGCCTGAAACAGGAGACATTATAATGTATAACGAACTCTACTACGAAGTAGATAATACAAACGAAAATCAGCTATTCCTCGGAAAGAACCCTGATTACTCGTATTCAGCAGGATTAAACAACTTCGGCGGTAGCTTCTCAATTATTCTTAACACCCATATGACTTCACCAGAAAGATTGGGTATAACACAACAGAGACTCTAATATGTCGCAGATTGTACGACCGCAGAATAGGAGAGAGTTTATGGATAAGCTCATTGTTCCGGCTGATCCTCAGTATGGAAATCCTAATCTCGTATTTTCTGAGCCATTTAAGCCCGGACAGCCTGAATTCAATAGAGCATACGAGACTGCATTTGAACCTATAGCAGACAAAAAATACTCAATAGGACTTGAGGATATTGATTTATCAATAATGTACCATTTTACAAACGTTCTTAAGCTTACGGTATTTCAAAACAATTCTACGGTACTGGTTCCGATCATTTACGGATCTCCTGAAAAATGGAAATCAATTCAAAAGGATGGATATTATCGCGATAATGCTGCAAGAATCATGTCTCCTCTGCTTGTCTTTAAAAGATCTTCAGTAGTTCAAAACCGTACTCTAGGAAATAAGATTGACGGTAATGCTGCAAAAAATGTACAGCTCTACGAAAAGCCTTTTTCTAGAAAGAATATATACGATAACTTTAATGTTCTACAAAATCAAAAGCCGCAGAGAGAATATACAGTAGTAGTAACTCCTGACTATGTCACTGTAAATTATACTGTTATAATGTGGACTAACTTTGTAGAACAAATGAACAAATTAATTGAAGCAGTTAACTTTGCTTCTAATTCTTACTGGGGAGACCCCGATTCTTTTCAGTTTCTCGCTAAGACTGAAACGTTTAATGACGCCCAAGTCTACGAGCAAGGTGAGGATAGACTTGTAAGAACTGAATTTGATCTCACTGTAAACGGTTATTTGATTCCGGATTCACTGAATGCATATCTCGCACAGCTATCTGGAAAGACCTACAATATCTGTAAAATAGTGTTTACCACCGAGCAGGTGCAGTAACGCCAGGTTGTTTATTGTTGCGGAATTAACTATTTATAAACAAATTTCTTAGGCGTGGCCAATACTATTTCACTCGCGGGTATATCACCCGGCCAAATAATTGAAGCCGATCAGCTCCAAAGGGTTATATATGCGTTGAACGGAGTAAGTGGTAGCGACATTATAATGTCCGGCAGCCTAGGGGTTACCGGATCGGCCGAGTTTTCTAGTTCTGTAGTGTTTTTTGCAGGCGCAACTGGATCTTTATTTGGTACTTCTAGCTGGGCTCTCAACGCTATAACAGCATCTTACGCACTCAACGCTGCAGGAAGCGACACCGGATCCCTTCTCTTAACCGCTTCTTTCACCAACCCTTCTATTACTTTTACAAAAGGAAACGGAACTACTTTCTTAATTAACTTATCAACGTTAGTTCCAAACACAGCATCATATGCCCTCAATGCTGGTACTGCTTCATACTTTAGCGGTTCAATTTCAAACGCAATTTCCGCTTCTTATGCATTAAGTGCTTCATATTCGTTATTTGCAGCTACCGCTTCGTATGCTCAAATATTTCCTTTCACTGGTTCAGCTATAATTAGCAGCAGTTTAAGTGTAACAGGTAGCGCAAATGTTACCGGTTCGTTATTCGTTAACGGATTACTAGTCGGTGCTGATACTGGCGCACAGTTAGCTATATGGCGATACACTTCAAGTCTCTTAACAGGAGTAGATCCTGGCCCCGGCTACTTTAGACTCAATGCAGTATGGTCCTCATCACCGAATTCAGCATCTTTTGATAATTTTGCCTATAATCCAAGTGTTAGTTTCTCTGGCTACTTAGATAATCTTACTGTAGGTACTATAATTAAACTCGTTAGCCTTACCGAAGGCGGTACTTACAAGTTATTACAAATTACTAGCACTACTCCACCTGAAACCGGCTACGAAACATACGGAGTATCGCAGTTAACATCAGCAGGTAATGATCCTAATGATGGCGATCAATTCGCATTCATTCCTGTAGGTTCACCAGGTGTAGGCTTTGATACTATTGCCAATCCAGGTCCAGGTAGAGTGATTTTATCAGACGGATCTACCAACGCAGCCTCCGCTTCTGTAAATCTGATATTTACAGGCAGTAATTTTCTCGTAACCGGCTCTACGATTTTCAATGCAATACAAGGAGAAACCAATATTGTAACTGTAAGATCAGGTAGTGCTAACTACTTAACAATAAATACAGCTAGTTTTTTCGACATATATAGCAATCTGTTTAATGTACGTAACCAAACTACACAGCAACCTGTATTAACTGTAAGTCAGAGTATAGTTCAAATAGCAACTCATTCAGTAGCACCAGCCGGTACAGCACCAAATGGGGGATTATATTTTACTTCTACGAGTTTCTACGTAGGTCTGGACTAAAAATAACTATTTATTACCGTAAAACCTTAAATCAAAATGGCAAATTGGAAAAAAGTCGTAGTATCGGGTAGTGCAGCCGAACTAGATAGTCTCAGAATAGCAAATAACGGGCTAGTAGTAACCGGATCGGTGAAAGCTGGTCTGAGTAATTCAAACCAAGCTAACATCGTTTCTTACGATACAGCAACTGGCCAGTTCTTCTATCAAGGAACCGGTTCATTTACTGCAACTACTGCTTCTTATATCCTAAGCTCTGGTGTTGATGGTCCTCTAGGAATGAATAGCATTGCTAGCGCTTCACAAGCACTTACTGCATCTCTTGCTCTAAGAACTACTGGAAGTCTTTCTCAAGTAGCAAGTAGAGGTATTGCACCATTTAGCTTTGACGGTAGTACAAACGTGCAAATCGAAGTAAGCGGTGCTGCTCAATTAAATAACAATCAAATTACAAAATGGGATTCTACAGATGGTAAGTTTGTGAATTCTAGTGTATTTGATAACGGTACTTACGTTTACGGTAGCACTAGCCTGAGATTTACAGGTACAGAAACACAGCTCACAGGTTCGTTTACAGGTTCATTTGCCGGCGAATTCGTAGGAGTTACCAACCTACCTGATTTAACTCAAGGT